TCACCACAGGTGGCCGGGATTTCCACCGCCAACCTGAACAAGCCCACGATGCGCCGGAATGTACTCAGCGGTTTGAGGCTCAGCCTGCTGAGACTGGCTGATGATAGCCGTAGGCTTTGAGAAAAGTTGACTGCCGGTCTCGCCGCTACGCTCCGAGACGAGCCGCTCGGCGGCTCGACCGGCAGTCCCTGGGCAAACAGCGGTCGTTTTCCAGTGGCCATAACGCAGGCCAACAACGCATTCAGAAACACCGCTGATGATGTAACCAGCTTCAGCAAGGTCGCGGTCCGTGAGCCTCAGGGAGCGCCCCTGATCGTCAGTCACGGTGATGATATACCGGCGCACCGGGCCGGACTTGATCCCGGCATGAACATCAAAAGACCGCCCCGCAAACGGATGATCTACAGCAGGAGCCTGAACAGCTGACTGGTTAGCCACAGCATCACGAGGAACAGCAGCAGGCGGACGAGAATCACCCGCCCCAGATACCGAAGAAACCGGCCCAATGGGCGCAGAATCTCCGACAGCAGCTGAAGGTACAGGCGCACCAAAGAAGAAAGAAGGTCCCCCATCGTTAATAACAGACCCAATAGCAAGGGCCGGAATTGCCATAAATAAAAGAATCTTAGGCTGCTTAAATATGCTCTTGCCCGCGATCGTATCGGTGACAATGCCGGTTGCTGTTGAGTCATAAAGTTTAAAGGTCTCTTTCTTGATCTTTTTGAGTTCTACAATCGTATCCCGAGCCGGTGGACGGTTTTCAATTGCGGCGTGCTGGCTTTCCTTATATCGGCCGCTGATACCAATAACGGCCAAGTTACTGTGAAGGTAAGCCTTTTCGGCAGTGTTTCGAATATCGTCCCGAATATAAGCAATGTTAGGCGTGGTAAGAATAACGTCCCAGTTGAAATGCCGATGACGAGTCCAGGCATCAAGCCAGTTCATAGGTCTATCAGCTTCTTTTGCAGCCTTCGGTCCACCTTCGAACTCAAAGCGCTTTAGATCACCATCGCGCCAAGACTTCAAGAATATGAGCTGCGTTTCGTCAAATATGATGAATGCGCCCCGAGGGGCCCACGTAAACCATGTCCGCATGCGTTCAAGGTCATCAGGGTCTTCAAGTTCCAGATTAAGCACTTCGAGACTTGACGGCGTATCAGGGAATACTTGAAAAACTCGTTCGCGAGTCAAGCCGCGAATATTGGTAATGATATAGCGACCTTTCTTGATCGCGGGAATCAAATCATCCTGAATGGCGCCTGATGTTTTATATGAACCATTGGGGCCATGATGGATTTTAATAGCCATGTCAGTTCCCTATAAACGGAATAAACCGCATGGCAAAGCGAGTGCCAATGGCGGAGAAAATAACATTAAGCGCATCGGGAATCCCAAAGAAAGCAAGCGCAGCACGCGCCTTGCCATCAAGCGACGAGTAACTAGACTCGATTGCCTGACTAACGCCAATGTCATTCATGAATGAAGAAAAAACCTCATAACCAACATCGGCGGCAAAGATAACACCAGTGAAATAGGCATGAATCGCCATCTTTGTTAAAAGAACAAAAGCGGCCTTAACAAAGTCATAAATGCCAACATATAACCAATCCCAAACAGATTGAAGAAATTCAAGAATGTCAGAGATAAACGGAATATCCATTAGTCAGACCTCCTAGAGAATATGATAAATAAAGCTGCAATTGCAGCAATAAGCAATATGATATTGCGAATCGTGGATGCCTCATCCTCATAAGTGCTTAAGCAAACTTGCCGTGAATCACCCCTAAAGCTGAAGCTATAACAGGGCAAGCCGCCGCCAGAGGTTGAAAGACTGATGGCTAATTTTGAATCAATAAGCCCCTTGTACTTATCAGATATCTCTTTGAGTTTCGTTTTAGAGTCAGTAATAGCCTTATCGGCATCCTCGATATAGCCGTCGAAACTCCCGCGCTTTGGCTCGAACAACCCATCACCCTCCCCTGTGCCAGGACTGCCACCAGAGCCGGAATCACCACCGGAACCAGAGTCACCACCAGAGCCGGAACCACCACCAGAACCATCGCCGCCATCACCAGAGCCGCCATCAGAGCCACCGCCTCCTCCGCCGCCTGTACCGCCATCACCGCCGTCACCGCCCGAACCATCATCAGGGTCAGTGGGGCCGCAGACTTCGCCAGTAGAAGGGTCGCAAGGCTTCTCAGGAAGCTTGAAACAAGTATTGCCAGATAGAGCCCAGCCCGAAGGGCAAGTGGGTGGCGGTGGATCCTCCGTGGATGGAGGTGGATTCAACGGATCACCAGCGACAGCAATCTTATAATTCTCAGTGGAGCAACTCTCGCCAGTACCCTCAATTATATAATTGCAATAACCCATAGTTGCGTCATCAGGGTCTTTATAGCAGCCGCTAGAGCGCGTTTCACCAAGAACGCCAGAATAAGAGCAACTTTGATAACACATGCCAGATGGCGGAACACTTGGAATCCAGACGCCGGAGTCTGATGTTTGAATAGGAACAGAAGCGCCGCGAGCGGGAAACTGCTCTCCCTCAACGCATTGCTTAGGTTGCGCTATACATTCGCCGGTTTCAGGGTTGTAATCAGTATTGGGAGGGCACTCGCTACCACGCCTTGTAATTGTCGCATGACCATTAAAAACCCCATCGGAGGCCCGATAAATTTCAAACGTCCAATATGTGGGATATTTTGCTAGCAGTTCAAATCGGGACAAGCCCTGAGCCGCCGCCTCCATACCAGCCAAAGCTGCAACCGCGCTAGGATATTGAGTATTCCCAGTAATGTTAGTAGTCCAATAATAAACAGAGGCACTAGTGGGCGAATGCCAAAACACCAAAAGGAACAAACACCCAATAATTCGTTTCATAGTAGCCCAAAATAAAAAGGCGACCCTAAGGCCGCCTGTGGTTACTGATACTGGCCGACCTGTATGCCTGCTATAAGCGCCTTGGCCAACAGGACGCCAAGCAGCAGCGACCAGACCATTACGCCTTGCGCAACATGCCGACGACCAGGGAGACGGCGACGATGACGGCAACAGCAGCAACAACCAGCTTGCCGACCGACTCGCCGTCAGTGGTCGCAGTATTGAGAGCTGCGGTAGTGGCTTCGTCGACGATGGAAGCCGCAAAAACCGGAGAAGCGGCAACAGCGGAACCAACCAGGGCGATGCAGGAATTGCGGAACATGTTTTTCATTTGAAGCTCCTCAAGCGCGCGCTTTGCGCATTATTGACAGCACTACGCCGACTCCAAAGCCAACAGCAAACAAGCCGATGGCCGAGGCAAATCCAATACGAAACGCCGACGGATCAAACCCACCCATCAACAGGGTGAGATACCCCTCCGCAGATGGAGGAAGTAAGTAAGCCGGAACCCATTCAAGTTGCGTGCAAGTAACGGAGCCTGAACTTTCGGTCCATTGAGTGCATGCTTGAACGGATACGACGGCCATTGTTAGTTAGCGCCTGCTGCTTTCGCTTGAGCAGTTGAAGCGGGATTGGGAGCAGGTTGCGGGCGCTGCTCTTGCAGGCGAAGCGGGAGACCGGCCAGCAGATAGTCGATATGGTTGTAGCGGTCATTCACTTCGCAAGTAACCGGCATGAACACTTCGACACCGACTTGCTGACGGTAGACGTTATGAAGGCCATTCTTAATGGCGTCGCCAAAGACGCGAGCCTTGACAGTGTTCGTGACGTCGAAGCCGTCGCGATCTTTGGATGTGGTCTGTACGGCGACGATGGCCCAGCGCTTTTCCGCTTCGCCTTTGTCGACAACGCCAAGTACATGGCCTCTGATGATGTGCATGGTGTTCTCCAGGGTTAGAAGCCGAACACGTCGGCGAACGGTTTGGTGAAGGTGATTTCGTAGTCCAGGGACCAGACATTTACGCGCTTGGCGCCCTGCTCTTTCCGCCGCTCCAGCTCGCGTAACGTCTCATCGGTCTGTTCGCGCAGATGGTTCGATTGCGGGCGCTGATACAGCCGCTGCTGATCGAGGCGGCGGCGGTCGGCGGCACTCAGGCGCGTGCCCTGGTAGCTGGAAACGATCATGAGCGAGCCCACCGGCCGAGCAGGTGAATGGCGACAAGACCGAAACCGAAGGTCGCCAGCGTCGAGCAAGTGGCGGCGATCACGCGGCCACCTGCAGGTGATTCGGGCGGCGGTACCAGCGCGGCATTTCGAGCACGTCGACCGGGATGACTTCGCGGCTGGCAACGTGAACGACCGGGCGCACCTTGAGCGCGTCACATGGGTTGGCAATGTCGATGCCGATCTGACGGAGACGAGCCCTGTGGGTCTTAACGGACGACTTCTCGAAATCGAACTTCGCCTTGCCAGTCATCCAGAGCATTGCGTACATCGCTGTGGTGTTCGCCGCCTTCGCGTTCTTCACGATGCCCTCGGAAATGAGGTGGTCGCTGATCGTCTCGAAATCCATAGCCGTCACCTTCAATCGGTCGTCTATCTTCAAAAATGCGTTGTGTATGGTCTGAAACCGGGCTTCATCGAACAGGCCCCACCAGCAGAGCCCTTCGCGCGTCAGGTACTCGCGCTTGAGTTCCTGCTCCATCCGCACGACGCCGTTCGCCTCGCAGTAGGCGATCAGATCGTTGAGGTACCGAACCTCAGATGAGTCGTCACCGAAATTGCGACGGGCCTTCGGCAGCAGAAACTTGGCGATGGCCTTGGCCTTGATGTACGCCTTGCGGTACTGATCGCGCGCCTGCCAATCGACAGTGCAGCCGTCTTCGTACAGGTGACCGGGCTTGTAGCCGGCGCGCTGGGTACTCAGCGAGGACACGTATTGCAGCTCGTTGCCACGGCCAACAGCGCGATTCGTGGTCAAGTCAATTCGGGTGATCCGCATGCCATCGCCAACGGTCGTATGACGATGTGTGGTTTCTACGGTCTGGATCGTGCCCTGCTCCCCTTCCCGCTTCTGCCGGATGACCTTCGAGGCAGGCGCCTGCATGAAATCCAGACGCGTACAGCGCGTGAGCGGCGGCATGTGAACAGGGTTGCCTTGCTCATCCCGCAGGCTGGACAGAATCCGGTTATAGACCGCGACGCACTGCTCGACCGTCTGGTAGCCAAACAGGTTGTCCAAGCGGTCAACCGCGCTTGGATTGCCCTGGACGATCAGCTTGCGACCATCGACCCGGATCGTGATCGATGTCGAATGAGACCCTTCGTACTTCACGCTGGGCTGGCTGACGCTAAGGCGCTCACCGGTCCGCGAGCAGTAACGCTCGATGGTGATGTCGGCGATCTTTGGCAGATCGAACGGATACACCTGCTCTACCGATAGGTAGTCGATGAACATCCGTGATTTCTGATCTGCTGACGACATTCGAGGCATCCGTTACAGCGTTACGCGTTACGACACGGCGGAACTTATACGCCGTAACGCGTTACAAAGCAACACGTGACAGAATAACCGTCATCAGAGGAACAACAGGAAATGAAGACAGTGACGAAGCCCTATCGAGTGCGGGATGAGTTCGTCGAGGTGATCAAGGAAAGGCGAATCAACATGATCGTCGAGACCAGGGAGGACATAGCAGAGGCTGATCTAGTCAATGCAACGCTCTGGAAGCACCTAGACCAAGTGACCACGAAAGACGTCCTGAAATACCGCGAAGAGGTCCTTCAGAAGGACTAA